TACCCTGTCTTTGGCACGACTGGTGGTAGCCCTGTTTGTTTCTCATAGATCAACCGCTCCATGATAGCGGCTTGGAGATTACCGAGACTTTTACGGTGGACAAGAACCTGCTTGAGCCCCATTAGGCCGTCAAGCTGCCAGAACTCCGATCGGGACTCTTTTTGAGCATCAAGCATGACTCGCACGTTCGAATGCCTCAGGACGGTCACGCATTCGTCCTGAAGCCGAACACATGCCTTGCTCAAAAATCCCGAGTCACTAGACGCTTCATGCGCCTAGTGAGGTCCCTGCTTTCGCCAGTGAATTCTTCCCACTGGCTTCGGACGTACCACCCAAGCTGTTTGATTAGCCCCATGGAGCATACTTTCTGTGCCTCCATGCGCTCAATGCAAACACGCTCGGTCTCCGACGGGGTGAACACAAGTGCAACGATGGCATCCATCATCTGTGCGATGTGTGCCTTGCGGACATGCTTCTCCTCCATCATAGACCGTGCCAGCCGACGCACTGCTGCGTTATTGCCGGCATCAAACTCAAACAAGGGTCCCCCTTTCACCGCACGGATTTGCCGTGCAATCCAGGCGACAAACCTGGTCACACGGACCTTCTGTGGGGTGTTAGCCCATCGAATCTGCTCGTGCTTCCATGGCGCAGGAGGCAGATTGGCAGGCGCTAAGGCACCAAGTGGAGCGGGTGGTGATATCACGACAGCCGTCTTACTGCCGCCGGCTTCGGCGCCGGAACCGGAAGGGCCCCGTTTGCCCTTCTTGCCCTTTCCCCTCCCGGGCTCCTGCTGCTGCTCGGACCTTGCGGTCTCCGAAGTAGCGGAAGATGTGGATGGGGAGGGCGCACTAGGAACTACAACCGGCTCCCCTAGTGGAGGAGGGCCGTCGCCGAAAGGTAGCACCGGTTCTATCAACGCGGAGACCGGATCACACTGACCGGGTGGGAAATAAATTTCCAACTCATCAGCCTCGCGGCGCCGCTCTATCATGGCGAGCCTAATGTTTTTCTGACGAAAAGCATAGACCCTCCACTGTAGCTCGGTACCGACGAGTCCGAGTACTGCCCCTAGCAGGCAGCACACGATGTTTGCCACATAGAAAAAGACTCCAAAGATCTTGGCAAGGAGCCCTATGACTATTTCGGCTATGAGGTGCAGCATGTAGTACCAGTAATATTCGTACTGGGTAGATGCAACAGGTGCGGGGTGCAAGAGCGACAGCAAGTAGAACACCACCAGCTGCAGGAAGAAACTAAGAGAGAATCCTAAGAACCCCCCCATCAGCGTCTCTGCAATATAGTGGTGCTTTCCAAGCTTAGACATGCAGAAGGCCCAAAGGTCCCCTACACGCCCACCCAACCTGGCCAGGATGCACGGTTTCCCTGGCACCGTAGCAGGCTCTACGGTTTCTACGTCAGCAGGTTCAGCTTCATCTGCGACGTTTTGCTCACTCATTCTGAGCGACCTCACCTCAGTGGGGGCGAGGGGTGGTGGAACCAACCTAGACTGTTCTTCAGGAACAGGGTTGGCGGCAGCAGTAGGCACGACTACAGCTGGAGCAGTTGCAGAAGTGCTAGGTGCCGCAGAGTCCGTCTTTTGTGCTACCACAGTAGCAGCACTTTGAGGAGCGGCTATGGCCGGCCGCTCATCGGGAGCATCTTCGAAGAGGCCTGGACCCCCAAATCCCGCCGACTCAAGTTGGTAACCTTGAGTAACAGCCCCGACAACTGAAGGCGCTGAGATTGTGCCGTAAGATTTCTTAGGGCGAATGATGTTCAATTGCGTCTTTTCGTTGGTTGTGGCCATGGCTGTATTCGGTCGACAGGAAGTTTTTCTCAATTTGGTTTTATAGTGAATCCGTGCGTCGAGAACCGCACTACCCACTTCGTGGTTGAGGACCACCTACCCAGAAAGCCCCTCCCTCCCCCGAAGGGGAGGGAGGGGCCGGTGAGTTAGAGAGCGGAGCTATAGTTAGTTTCCTAGCCTATAGAACACTCAAGGCGTGTCACTCCTCTACCACTAGGCCTTGGGATTCTTTTAAGGGGTAGGTACTCTTCACCCCTCCTATGCCATCACAGCTTCGCTCATTTAGGGCTTTTCGGCTCTATGGATGAAGGTATCCTGACCCAACCGGCGTCAAACTGTGTAACATAGGAATATAAATTCTGCCAACCAGTCCTTTGACGGAACTATATTGAATATAGTTCCGCCAAAGTCCAGATTAAGTGCCCGCATAGGGGTTCCAGGAGATCAACAGAGAGAAGAAGGAAGGAGAACCAACCCTACTCTCCACTGAGCTCAAAGAATCACTATGAAAGCGCTCCATGATAGACATGAG